CATCAGCATCTCTTTCTAAGAAACCAAACTCTATCTTAGCCCCACTCGGAAAGTTCCACACCTTTTCAACTTCCCTGAACTTACAGCCGGGAAAGGCTTGTGGATATAGTTCTCTGGATTTATCTATGAGTTCTCGAAGTTCCGGCATAGACCTTCTTAGTATTAAAGCACGATGAGCTTTCTTATGAGCATACCTCAATGGGTCTACTAACATGGCATAAGATTTACCACCCCCGGCAGCACCACCATAGAGTACATCTTTTTCATCGGCAGCTAAGAACTCAGTCTGTGGTCCTTCATTAGCATGAAAGACTACGTGACTGCCTTTGTCTATTTCGTCTTGGACTGCTTTAGGGATTGACGAGAGTTCGTCTTCGGTGACTACCTTCCCCTCGTTTGTAGGTTTCTCCGATTCATCTTCAAGTTTGGAGAGAACTTTTGTGGTTTGTTTGAGTGAGTTCCTTTTAGATTTAAGTTGTTTTTCAACTTTTTTGATTGCTTTTTGTTTGTTCCTGACTGCTCTTCTCGCAGCGATCTTCGCTTTTTGTTCATGTGAATAACTATAATTTGATGTTGCTCCTTGTGGTCTACCGCCTTTCTTTCGAGGTGTTCCGTCTTTCTTTAAGACAAAGCTACCATCAGAATCTGTCAAGTAGAGATGTGGGTTCTTCTCCCAATCGTGCAATTCGTTGTTCTCGTTTTCCATACTTTTTATCTATGTGTTTCTTTAATCCTGCTGGGCTTATACGTCTTTTAGTTTTGTATTCTATCCAATCACACGCATCTCGTAATGAAATAGATTCTCCTGCTACTAGGTCTTCAGCTACTTGTAGGGCTTCTATCTGATCCGGTATTGGTTTAAAATACCCTGCTTCATTACTTTCTTCATAGCCAAAAGGTATAGTAGATGTTCTTCGTTTAATATAGCCTTCTTTCATTTTTCTTCTTTCTTACCAAATATTCTATCGTAATTATCTCTATAAGCTTGAGAAGTAATATTAGGTCTTCTTTTCTTTTTACCTAAGACGATGGGATTTTTATCCGTACCTATTATTGTTCCTTTTCCGTTAGCCATTATTCTTCCTCTTTTACTACTTCTACGTCTATAGGAGCTTTATCAGGCATTAAGAATATACCTGCTGAGACTTGATGGTTGACATCTAACTTCTCAGTCTTGGAAACTCCTACTCTATCCAGAACAGATTGAGCAGCTACAATCTTATTATTTGCTTGTGGTATAGGTCTATCGGACTCCATGATCTCTAAAAGCTTGAACGCTGCTTTAGGAGCATTGTGAGCTAATACATCTTTCGTTAGTTCTAAGACTTCATTCTTTAAAGCTTTCAAGACTTGATAGTGTCCTGAATAGCCTGCAATAGCTGCTGCTTTCTTGGGATCTCCTTGTGTTTCTACAAGACTGTCAAGAAAGAGTTGTTGTTTGTCCGTAAGTTCTCTAGGTTTAGAGAGACTTGGTAATATACTTTCCATGTAAACCAGTATACAGTCGTATGCTAAAAAGTCAAGAAAGACTTGACAGAATCTTCTGTGGACTGTATAATGAGGCTTGTCCGGTAGGCAGGTTAGACCTACAGGATTCCCACCCCTCTATTAGTCTTAATAGCCCGACAAAACTATTTACTCCCTAATAGACTTATCTTCTAAGCCCGACTTATTCTAGTTTACAACCATTTTCCCTTAAAACATTCAACCACGACATAGATATACTATGGTGGTAGGGTGGTCTCCTGCCTACCCCCTCTACCTTATTACTTTACAAACCTAGCAGACACTACAAGAACTCTGCTCATTCTCTGCTCACTTCAGAAGCTTATAAAGTATACAAACTTTAAAATCTAAAGAGGACAAGTAGTGTCTTTAACTTCCCTAGTCTCTAAAGTCTAGCAAAGTTTAAAGCAGGAGACCTTTAGTTCTCAAACGCTCCACATCTTTTGTAGTAAGAGAGAGATTTGATAGGGCTCATTGGTCGCCTTAGCTCTGGCTAATTCTTATTAGTTCTCATTAAGGTAAAACTTCTATCTAGTTTACAAAGATTGTAAAGTCTTTAGAGTTATAATTATAACTATAACTTCACAGACTTTTAATACTATCAATACGATAGAAGTTTTTCATCCTAATACTAAGAGAACTAATAAGAATATAAAAGGTGGTATCGAACTGCCATAATTACTTAATGCCTTAGGTTTTCTTAATCTTGAATTGTCTTCGGACACCACTCTAATTCCAACATAAATTAAAGCGTTAGAAACCTGTTAAAGTTTCAGGACATGTTGTTTGTAATAAGCCATAAGAGCTCATTGTATCCCTAGTTTTTGAATCTTTAAGGTATGAAAGATAACAAAAACATAGGAATACTAATGATTCTAATAACTTTTACAAACAACGAAACTTTACAGGTTTCTAACAGATTACTTGCTTTAATTTATATAAAGTTCTTACGAGCTTTTGGAATTAGAGTGGTAAAGCTCAGATGTTCTGAAACATCTGATTATATGGCAATTCAAGATTATATTGAGTTGCTTAACTCAATAGCTAAAACCTAAGGAGGTAATTATGGCTAAAACAAAGTTCGATATCAATTCAATCTCGCCAGAGCGTCAGGCTGGACCGGCTTCGCCCGGACAGATATATGCTGTCTCTCTTAAATTTTCTAATTTAAAAGATGGTGGTAGAGACTGGCGTTTGAGAACTCAACTTGAAGCACATTTAGGCACTGCAGCATCTGCTGGCAAATATACTTTGCTACAGGCTCATAAAGATTTAGAATCTAAGCCTAAATTTACAAGTAGGGAAGTTAATGGTACTAAAGTACCAACTACTTGTCCTCAAAAATACTTAACTGCGATAGCAAGCTACTTAGCTTCTAATCCTGAAGTGAGTTAAACAATCAGAGAATGAGCAGATTTATTAATTCTAATGAGTCTGCTCTTCTCATTTTTAATAAGGAATTATTATGAGAGTAAAAATAAGTAGAGTTGCTAAAAATAATGGATTACCTAGAGCTTTTACTGTTAAAGTAAATGGTAAAACTTTGAAGATTCTATAGATAGATAATAGCTAAATTTTAAAGAGCTAGTAGGTTCAATACTTACTAGCTCTTTTTTTCTGTCGACCACCCTACCCATTCTAATTCTAATACTTAGTAACTATTAGAATTTTATCCATACTTCGGGGCTTTTAAACTGGGGGCAGGAGATTGAAGGAGCTGTACCTTTTACCTTTAACTCTTTGTACCTTTCTATTAACTGTACCTTCAAAATATATAGTTTAACTGTACCTTTGCTATTATAATTAGATTTTAATAGCCCGATTTAAACTATGTATTTCGCACGCCTAAAGACTGGACAACGACAGGGAAATTTGCTATACTTTTAAGGCTTCGGCGGTCTTTTTTTAAAACAACAAGGAGATTTTATGAAAGATTATTTAACACTCGGCAGTTTAGACAGTCGTGATTTAATAATTAGTGAGCCTTTTAATGTGATCGGCTCTGGTGTTTGTGTTGAGATCAGCAGACCTAATCAAAATCCAGAGGACTTTCGTGATTCTGATTATGTGGTTGTACCTAAAACACAGATTTTAAGAGTATGCAGAGAGCTATTAAAGTTCTACTTTAAAAGCTAATACGTGCGTAAAGGCTTGACTTCTCTGCCCAGCTTTGCTATACTTTTAGGGCTTCGGCAAACTATGTTTAATAATGGAGATAAATATGTTAGATAGACTAACAGATATGGTAGATACCATGATTGAGAATGGAGAGATTGTTCTTAATGACAGACCTGAATTTGAGGGAGAAGATGAGTGACTTTTGAAAGCAAAGACCAAGCATTTAATGCTCTTAAAGATAAAGGTTTTAGATACGATAACTCTATGAGTATCAGAGAAGATAAATGGTTTATCTTTAAAAAGGGCAGAAAGTATTCACTACTTACTCCTAAGTATGATAATATATTAGGAACGAAGTGGATAGTTAGAACATGGCACTGATAGTTTATACCATATTCGTGCGTAAAGGCTGGACAAAGCATGGCAAGGTGTGGTATACTTTTAGGGCTTTGGTGGGATTCCTTAAAAAAGGAAGACTAAATTTAATAATATCTTATAGGAGATAGAGATATGAGTGACATCACTTATACAAATAAAGGTAGTGCTACTACTCAAAAAATAGCAGAAGCTCCTTTGTCAGTTCAAAAGATTTGGCAATCAGCTTCATTACTGGGTGTGAATATTCTTAGAGTAAGAGTTCATAAAGAGAGATACGAAACTACTAAGGGAGCTACATTTAATGGCTACCACAATGGTAAAGTATCTATCTATTCTCAAAGAAGCAATCCTCTTTTACCATTATGGTTCAGAAGGTTTGTTAAACTTGGAGAGTCCAATGTAGGTATGCAAGTTTTAGAAGTTTCCAGAAACTTAGATGTTGAAGAAACTTTAGCAACTTTAGATGAATTTAATACTTACATCAATGGAAACATCTTTACTAGATTGTTCCAAGCTATTAAGACTGTATTAGCTTAATACTTCTGGAGTGTTATCCCTACTACATTACTCAAAGGGGTTAATGATACTAATTACTAATGTATCCCAGCTTATCTGAAAACATGGTAGGATAAGATTAGGAAGGAGAACTATGTAAGGTTTAGTTAGTTCCTTTCAAAAACTAACACATAAAGTAGAAAGGTGGTAGTACCTAGAATAACTATCTGACTGCTAGGAAAGACTAGCACAATTTTAAAACAGCTAGACTTAAACAAGTGCAAGCTAGTGAGGTTGGCAGAGTCCTTAATAAAACTGCCATGATTTAATTGTAGTTAGTCCCGAGCCTTTATAAAAGCCTTTGAAACGATAGATGTGTTAAGGATGAAATGGGATAAGCGAAATACCGAGTACCTTACTAACTACATAGTGTGGCTAGAGTTCCGAGAAACTAGTTCAATGTGGGATAGGAATG